CCACAAACGGAGGCTCTGGTGGGGCTGGCGGTGGTGGTGGAGGGGCCATTGGTTCCACAAGCGGAGGTTCTGGAATTAACAATGGTTCAGCAGGTGGTGGAGGAGGCACAAGACGACAGGCCAACCGACCAGGCGGTAACGCAGGCACCAACACTGGAGGTGGCGGTGGGGGAGGTTCTCACTATCGAGCCCCAAACCAGGGTGGAGACGGGGGATCTGGAATCGTTGTGATTAGATATATCACAGGGGTAACAGAGGTATAGGTTAATATAAAGATGTTACAATTAACTACGGAGGTTTTGAATTGGCTGTAGATATTTTAGGTGCTGGCGCACCTGGAACGCATTCATTTAAAGTTGTCAATGTCAACACAGAGCTTGACTATATTTATTTTAAAGATGCTGATATTCCAGAAGATATTAATAACGGTGCAAGCTATATCTATAGCGATGGAATTGGAAGTTTGGACGGGCTAGACAGTGGTACTTTGGTATACGCCTATCTTGAAACAGACCAAATTCTTAAACTAAATGATGGGCCAGACCCAGAAGTAGATACGCCCTATGACCTTACAGGTTTTTCAATTGGTGGAATTTCGCTTAACCTGCCTGTAGTTTACAACAATAGACTTAACATTAACACTTCTACTCCTAGCAATCAGGCAGTGAAGTATTACACAGTTGGAGATCCTCTAGCTGGCTTAACAAGTGGGGACACCTACTTTTTGAAAAATGTTGCTGCAGACTTTTCTGGTACCCAAGCACTTTATGAGATAGAAAACAATACTCATACTTTTACCACATGTGGAAAAAGTGGCAGATTTGGACCTACAGAACAAGAAATTCTTTCTGGATACTCTACAACCTGGCACGGACAATATCTAAGCCAAGGAACCTATCCAGGATATCAGGATTGGATTGTTCCAGTTTCTGGTCTATATGAGTTTAATGTTGCAGGTGCTGCTGGCTACGAAGGTTCTGGTGATGGCTCTGCTGGTCAGGGTGCCATTATTCAGGGTAGGGTAGAACTTGTAAAAGGTGAAACAATTACAATAGCTGTTGGCCAAGTAGGTGAAGCACCAGATAGCGGAAGTCTTTGGGGCGGCTCTGGTGGTGGATCCTTTGTAGTTAGAAAGTCTTCTAACGAACCAATCTTTGTTGCTGGTGGTGGCTCTGCGGACGCTAACAGTGCAAATGGAAAAAATGGTGTAACGACTACAAGAGGTGGTACAGGAGCAAATAACGCCGCTGGCGGCGAAGACGGTTTTGGCGGTCCAGCATCTGGAGGTGTTTCGTCTGGTGGTGGTGGCTTCTTTGGAGACGGTGCAGACTCAGTTTATAGGATTAGCAGATTTGTCACTGTTTCTGAACCAGGGGGACAATCTTTTGTTAACGGCCTAACTATTGAAGATAATTTTGATAGATTTGGTGGGCTGGGTGGTTTTGGTGGCGGGGGTGCCTCAGATGGAAACAATCTTGGACAATCTGGTGGTGCTGGCGGCTATTCTGGTGGTGCGGGTGCAAGGTCTGGTGGTGGAAGTGTTGCTGGAGGTGGCGGAGGTTCTTTTATTACAAGATCAGCAACTAACATTGCAACATCAGACGGTCAGTACGAAGAAATCTCTACATTTAATAACACAGATATTACTAATTTAAATAGCTATAATTCTGGAAATGGAAGTGTCTCTGTTACGCTTGTGCAGTCATTTACTTCGGGAAACACCGTCCACCCCACAGCTGTTGATGCAGAAAACGGAACTAATGCTATTGCAATTGAGCCTGCGGGAAACTCTTATCACGCTTTTGTACCAATCAATTACGACATTCAAAACGATTTGATTCACTTTACCTCGCCTCACGGATTTAGTAATGGTCAGGCAATTTCTTTCAATTTTGCAAGTGGCACCCCAGACTTAAGCACATCAGTAGTTTATTATGTAAATAAAATTAATGATTTTTCAATTGGAATAGTTTATTCTCCAGCCGTAAACTTTACAGTCCCAACTCCACGATCCACTTCTGACACAATTAAAGAAATTGTTGTAAACCTAGATCTTAACTCATTAAACATTCCGAATCATGGATTTTCTGTTGATCAGCCAATTCAGTACAATTCTGGCGGTGGAGAGCCAATTGAGCCATTACAAGATGGAGCAACTTACTATGTTGCTGAAGTAGTTGACGCAGATAACTTTAAGCTAAAAATTGCTATTGATTCTCCTACAGTTATTGACTTTACAGCCGCTGGCACTGGAAATAACCACAGCTTTATCTTCCTAACAGTAAACACCACTGAAAACACTTTGTATATTCAAAACCATGGACTTGTTTCTGGTCAGGTTGTTCAGTACTCGACTAATGGCGGTGCCGCCGTAGGAGGACTTTCAGAGGGAGAAAGATATTTTGTTAAAAGAATTGATGATAGCACTATCGCACTATACGATGACCCTAACATTGAAAGCATTGACAATATTGTTAACCTAACAACAACAGGAACTGGTACGCACTCCTTGGCAATTACTTCTATCGATTTTGATGCCAATACAATTATTTTGCCCGAGCACGGCTTTTTGGGTGGAGAAATTGTAGAATACGACTCGAGAGGCCAAACACCAATTACTGGTCTTACTTCAAACGAAACCTACTATGTTATTTTTGTTGACGGTGATAATCTTAAACTTGCCGAAACAGCAGGAGATGCAGAAGATGGGATTGCGGTAGATCTTTTAGAGTCTCCACCTGGTGTGGGAACTCATACTCTAACAAACCTTAATGAAACTCCTGACGGTATCTATGAAATTAGTGATATTCCCACAGATGACACCTTTGAGGTTGTTGCTAGAGGTCAGGTACCTGAAATTACTAAAATCTTTAATCCCAGATCAACAGCCTTAATTGAGATTGATCAGTTTTATATCCCAGCACACGGTTTTCTCACTGGAACAAAAGTTACCTACAATAATGGTTTTGGGGGTACTGATATTGGCGGTCTTACCGATTCTACTGACTACTTTGTTGTTGTAACAAATCAGGATTACTTTAAGCTAGCCTCTAGCCTCGACAATGCATTGGCTGGAATTACAATTGATATCACTAACTTTGGTAGTGGAATTTCTCATACATTTACTACAGCTCAGTTAAATGGTAGCATTGTCGGTTCTGGCTCAGTATCTGTAAATGCTGGTTCGGTCCTCGTTAATGGAACTGGAACATCATTCTCTAAAATTCTTAAAGTTGGAGACCCCTTTACGCTATATCCAGAAAATGATGAAACAACTCTTACTTTTGCAGATAGCAATGTAAATACTTCAAATAACAGAATTGAACTAGATCACAACTTTTCCACAGGAGACTATGTTAAATTTGCGACAGGTGGCGGAGTAGCACCAACGCCACTTATTAATACTTATTATTACTATGTAGGCGTCGTTGATGCAACATCTATCCAATTATATACTTCACTAAGTGCGGCTAATGCTGGAGCAAGCCCAATTGAGTTTAGCAGTTCTGGTACTGGCTCTAACTTTACTCTAACTTCTGTAATTCCATCAGGACCTATTGTTCGTAGAATTACCGCTGTTGGATCCGACACTCAGGTTACTGTAGATAGACCATATTCCGCTGGATATAATCAAGTAGCTTACGCCTACCCAACATTTGTGTATGTCCGTCCATCGGGATACTCATTGCACAGACCGTTTGATGGTGGAGTAGAAATGTCTGTTGGTTCTGGAAATTCATATGCACAGATTGTTCGTCAGACTCGTAAGTACTTCCGCTACCAGTCAGGTAAGGGTATCCAGGTTTCCTTTGCTATTAACTTTAAGCCCTCTATTGACCTAGAAAAAATGGAAAGATTTAGTGCAACAACAATTGAATGTCGCACAAGAAGGCCTCACAATCTGGTTTCTGGATTGTTTGTAGAGGTCGCTGAAGCTCAGGATTCTAATGGCGAACAAAGCTCTTTGTACAATGGTATTTTCCAAGTTACCGTTGTAGACCTTGTAACCTTTAGAATTATTGCTGCAGAGCCAGTGCCAGAAGGTCCAGAAGCAAGGGCTTACGGCTTTCCCCAGTTCCATGTAAGAAATTGGGAAAACGGAGCTATTCGTTCTGGAATGTTTGACTTCCAAAACGGAATGTTTTTTGAATTTGATGGACAAGAAATTTATGCAGTACGACGCTCCTCAACTCAGCAAACTGCTGGAACGGTCTCAGCACTTAGAGGAAGTGAGCTTATTTTTGGAGACAAGACTAAGTTTACCGCTCAATTTGAAGAAGGCGACAACATCGTAATGCGTGGTCAGACTTATCGAATTATCGATATTCAAGACGATACCACGCTATCTGTTAGACCAGAGTATCGTGGGGCAACGGGCCTCGAAATTACTTTTGACCCATCTACACAAGTTAATACAACAACAGATGTGTTTGCCATTGTACGACATGGTTTAAGTCAAAACATTCCTGTCATTTACAACTCTATCGACGGAGAAGCAATTGGTGGTTTGGTAAACGGTAGAACCTATTACGCAGAAGTTATTGATGCAAACTCGTTTAAACTTCTTGCTACCCCGAATGCGGCTACACCAGTAAACCTTTCTAGTGTTGGTACAACCAATCTGCACTCATTCGTACCCGCTAAATCAGGCATTATCGTAACAAAGACAGTAGACACAAAGATTAAACAGTCCGACTGGAACATTGATACTTGTGATGGAAATGGTCCTAGTGGATACAATCTTGATCTTTCAAGAATTCAGATGTGTTACATCGACTACTCTTGGTATGGTGCTGGTAAGATTCGATTTGGATTTAAAGTTGGCGACGGACTTGTGAAATATGTACATGAGTTTAAGCACAACAACATTCTATTCGAGTCCTACTTCCGTTCAGGTAACATGCCAGCTCGTTATGAAGTTGCTACGGGACTTAATCCAACCTATATCCCCTCGCTATTCCACTGGGGTACATCGGTTATTATGGACGGTACTTTCGATGACGACCGAGCATATCTCTTTACTGAAGGTAGCCAGACGCTAAGTGTTGAAGGTACAACTACCAAGTCATTTGCTTCAAACGGTATTAACCTAGACACAGATCTGTTTACAGTTCTTACTCACGGATTTAAAACTGGTGATGTCGTGCAGTTCCAGTCAATTGCAGCAGACGGCTTGCCAGGTCTAGACTCTCAGAACCCAGCAACCCAGGTTGTGGGTAATCAAGAATTTACCAACCTTACAAACACAGCAAGGTACAAGGTGTTCGTAAACTCTCCCGACCTTATTCACCTTACACCAGAAGATGCAACTATTACACTTGGTAGCAGTTACACTGGTGGTCAGACCGTAAACTTCTCGCAGTCAGGAACTACCATTACTGTTTCAACAAGCGAACTGCACAATATACCAGCCGATAATAATGTTGGTATCTACCTTATCGGAGATCTGGGTCTGGGATTAAATGAAGACTATTACGTCGGGCCAGTAACGGTCGTTAATGAGTCTACTTTCACATTCCCTGCAGACAGCAGCGCAACGGTATCCAGCACCCCTTCACCAACGGTAGCAATCTCCGAGGTACTAAACTTTACCTCACAGGGTAACGTTCAGTACACCTACTTCCTATACCCAGATGGATCACTAAATAATACTACTGGTCCAAACTTCCAGCCACTACTATCTTTACGTCTATCACCATCAGCAGACTCTGGTCTAACTGGTAAACTTGGAGATAGAGACATTATTAACCGAATGCAGGTTCGTATGCAAGAGGTTGCCATCTCCTCAGACGAGTTGGTAGAGGTTAAGCTAATTCTTAACGGAAGACTTAACAACCTTGGATTTACTCCAGTGGCCCCACCATCACTTGTTGAGATTGTGGAGCACTCAGTGCAGGACACTATTTCTGGTGGGGTTCAGGTCTACAACTTCCCCGCAGAAGGTGGAACCTCAACCACGCTAGACATTGACGAACTGTTTGAGCTTTCAAACTCTATTCTTGGTGGAGACAACATCTTCCCAGACGGACCAGACATTTTGACGGTATGTGTATCACGTCTAACGGGTAACCCCACAAGAACTTCTGCTAAGCTAACATGGACTGAAGCTCAGGCTTAATATAATTTTAATTGTGATAAAATTATATATATGGTTAATCCACTAAATCTCTATGCTACCAAAGTTTTTGCAGAGCAACACAGACGAAAATGAATTTACTGTAGCCCCTCCAGCAGCACCTAAGCAAGAAGTTGCTCAAAATGGAATTATTGCTTCTGCAAACAATAACGGATTGGTAACATTTACCAGCCCATTTCAGCTTCAGCCCTCTGACATATCCCCCGAAATAAAAACATTTGCTTTCAACATGTATCTTTATTCTTATTCAAAAATTATTGATTTTAGAATTGGTTACAGGTATACAGATCCATCAAACTCTCAGGTATACGAGTCTATTAAAGCAGCTACTACCAGCACGACTCTTGCATGGGTGTCAGCATCAGAAACATTTGAGCTACCAAATAATTTTGAAAACTTAGAACTAATTATTGAAGTATATTATGTTAGCGAAGGTGCACCATATGAATTCGTTATTAATGGCCTTACCGCTGGGCAGTGGTCAGAAGAGTTTTTGCTAGAGTCTTTTGGAACATCCCTCGTCGACGTCCCTAGCACTATTGATATTTTAGCCACTAAGGGTGTAGAGGCACAGGTATACGGTCTTTCGGGGTATAGTGGATATTACATTGCTGATAATAATAAGTTATCTGCTCGTAATGCTGGTATGCCTTTGGTGTATGGATCTTCTAACAGCACTGAAATAATTCCTAAAGACAACTCTCCATCTCTAATCCTCCCAGGTTTTGGCTTCATGAATAGTATTGGTCAAAATAAAAAGTTTACCGCAGAATTTTGGATTAAAGTTCAGTCCTATTCAAAAACAATTAAAAGAATTTTTGGCCCTGTTTCTTCTAGCGACGGCATTTATTTAGATGGACCGTTTATCAAACTTAAAGTAGGCAACGCTATTGACTCACACTTTATTAGAGAGTGGGAAAGGCCAATGCTTATTGATATTAGGATGTCTCCAACCAATGCTAGCTTAATTATTAATGGTGAAGAGGTTATTTCTTTAGATCTAGACTTTTCTAATTACAGCTTTCCCGACAAACTCTCTTCTTCTGGGCTAGAACAAGACTGGCTAGGTTTTTATGCATACGATGACATTCCCAGCATAATGATTGATTGTGTGGCCATATATCCTTACGAAGTTGCAACAATTGTGGCCAAAAGAAGGTGGGCATATGGACAAGCGGTAGAAATTCCAACATCCATTAAAGGTGTAGACACAACCAATGCCGTAGTGATAGACTATCCATTTGCAGAATACACCAAAAATTATTCCTTCCCAAATTCTAGCAGTTGGTCAAACGGTATTTTAGAAAATGTAATTGAAGATGAAGATGCTCTGTTTCCACCACCCCACCCACTGCCCACAGTAAAGCTTAACAACCTAGACCAAGACGAATGGCTTGATCTATTGTCACAAGCAAATGTTGACGAAAGCGATACGTTTATTTCTTTAAGGCCAGATCTATTCACAAATGCAGATGACAATGTAGATAGCCTAGAGGGCTATATGTATTTTGACAGGCTTAACTTTTTGGCTGAGCCAATAAAAGCTTTTTATGCAATTTTTGAAACAGAAACAGATATTGCTGAAAAACAGACGTTGTTTAAGGTAACTAACGATACAACTTCTAATTATGTAGAGGTATATCTACAGCAAGAGACCTTCGAAGAGAGCGGTCAAACAGTTACAGAAAACAATATATTCTATACCTTCAATTTTAAAAAGCCAGACGGATCGATGAAACAAGAGGTGTTTTATAAAGCCAGAGGTCAAAGAGCTGGGGACAGGTTTCTTGTAGGAATTGACATTGATAGGTTTAGTAGAGATCGCGGTAAAGAAATTGCAAACTTCTTTGCAAATAGGCAGGTTTTAAAGCTGTTTGTTGGTGGGACCAAAGAATTTAACAACACCTTCCAAGGCAAGATTAGAAGATTTGCCCTTTCTAATGCTCGTAATTTGCGTAAAATACAACACTTCTTTACTTCTTACGGTGTCCCAATTGATTACGAAAACGTGTTCGATCTGTTTGGCCCCTCCCTCTATGACGCAGGTCTAGCAGACGAAGATTATTGGTCACTTGTTTTGGACGGTGGTAGCCCCTATGACTTTGTTACAATCGGCACAGAAGAGCACACAGCCACGTATACACTAGTTCCCAAGCGACAGCTAGACAACTTTTATTTGGATGTAGAGACCAACTCCTATTGGGAAGACTACGTGCCCCTATCTTATTTTGCAAAAGACTTAGAAAACAGTTTGGGAGAAATTCGTAAAACTTTATCATACATTCAGTTTAATGTTGCATATCCTCGTACAGAGGACTTTAACGGAGATGTGTACAACACAAATGGATCTTTGCTAAAGTCTTATGTGTCTTTCCAATATTTAGAAACTGGCTCTAACGCAACAACGTCCTATTTTACAAAAACTGAAAGCCTTAATCGTAATAGAGTTGTTAAGCCAAGAGCAGACTGGATGACAACAAGGTATGAAGTCGTAGACGGCACAGTTATCTATCCACCGCAGGGAATTGACTTTGACAGGCTTTCTATTAATGTTCATTTAGACATGGATGTAGAAGGCATCAGGACTAACCCTATGAGAATAAGATCCCTCGAGCTTTCCTCACAATCATTTACTGATACTCCAAAGAAAATCGGTACTAAATTTGGAACGCCAATCATTCCTTTTTCAGAAGCTGGCAGTTACTTCAACTATCGTAGCGTCCCACCCGTAGCAATTGACAAGGGCAGCTCTCCATACTTGTATCAAACAGCCAATGCTGGAATTAAAATGCTGGGTAACTATAGCAACCTTAGCTCTGAAAGACTAAGTATGCCCATAAACCCTAACTCTGCTAGTTTCTTTAAAATTGGCTCTATGCAGATGTTTATTCGCTACGACGAAGACGTAATGCCAGACATTCCTATCAAGATTTTTGAGCTTTACTACAAAGATGGACGAATTGATTTTTATCTTTTAGGCGACAGTACAAGCAATCAAAGAGGACAGATTTATGCGGTAAATGCTCAAAACAATAGAATACAGTCTGGTATCGTGTTTTTCACAAACGGTATTGCAGTTAAAAGACACGTTCTTTATCCTAGAACATGGTCTGTGATGGGAATCTCTTTCCCCGACTTCCTTGACATGAGCGGTATGGCTGGTTCGTTAAGGATAACTAGTCCAATCCGATTTGACAATATTACGTATTATCAAACATCAATTCGTGATGATGAAGAAAGGTTTGGATTTAGGCAGTGGTTCTCTGTTCGCAATAGCCTAGGGAATGACTTAGATTGGGGATACTGGGCTGGTAAAGAATTAGTTGCTGGTGAGGTCATTAATGATATCGATAATGATGGGTTTACCTGGAGAACATTGCTATTTAGATCAGCCATTCTTAGAGAAGAGTTAGACGGCGAAACCATATACAAAGTATACACAGGCACAAACAGAATTGTTGCAGAAAGTGATAACAACTTTATCATTAATGACTATCAATACAGCATCTATCGTAACAACAGATGGCAACAAAATACCATTAGTCCAGCATAATGTGGTATACTGGTGGTTATGAATAATAAAAAACCACGTTTTCCTGGTCAAATTGGTGAAACAAAAGTACAGGTTGTACCAGAAAACTTCTCAAACTTTGGAACTTATGTTTGGATTAAACCAAACGGTAAAGCGTTTACAGATGGAAACGGCAACGCACTATCAATTGAATCAATGAGAGGCGATCAGTCTAGAATTACAGAGCTAGAAAATGCTGCTAAGTATTATGGTCAGCCAGAGGGTAAAGCAGAGTTTTACCCCAATTCTCGTAAAATTTCAGATGAAGCACATAGTGAGCAAGTAGACAGAATGGCACAAGGTCTTTTGCCTAACATGAATGACCTGGGTGCAGTCATTGCTGCTAAGAAAACTCTAGAACAGTATGGAGATGAAGGCTAGTGGAACAAGAATGGACAGTCGGTGCCCGCATTGACGATCTAGAAAAATCAGAAGACGCTTTTAAAAAGCAAGACCCGTTTACTAAATCTTGGGACGACATTAAATCTTTTAATGGACTAGACCCTAACTTTAAGCGTCGTGCCACGAGATTGGCCAAGAATGCAGAGCCGTCAGAGTCTTATCTAGATAGTGCTCGTGCTACATCATCTGGCCAAGATGGTGCCAAATCAAAAGAAATTAATCCAGGCACAGTGTTCCGTAACGGGTACGGAATGTTTGATGTTATCACCCCACCCTGGAACCTTTATGAGTTAGCTAACTACTATGATACTTCTTTTGCTAATCACGCAGCTATTGATGCAAAAGTAGAAAACATTGTTGGTCTTGGTTATGACTTTGAGGTATCTCAAGCAACCATGCTAAGGCTAGAAACAAATAGCGATCAGACATCTGTTGCAAGGGCACGGAACAGGATTGAAAGAATGAAGATTCAGCTCAGAGACTGGATTGAAAATCTTAATGACGACGACTCGTTTACCAATACTATGATGAAGTTTTATACAGACGTTCAGGCAACGGGCAACGGCTACCTTGAGGTCGGTAGAACGGTAAATGGCGAAATCGGATATCTTGGTCACATCCCAGCTACGACAATGCGAGTACGCAGATTGCGTGATGGCTATGTTCAGATTATTGGTCAAAAGGTTGTTTACTTCCGCAACTTCGGTGCAAAGAATCCTAACCCAATTACTACCGATGCTAGACCAAACGAGATTATTCACTTTAAAGAATATTCTCCGCTTAATACTTTTTATGGTATTCCAGACATTATGTCTGCAATTACTTCAGTACACGGAGACCAGCTAGCATCACAATATAACGTAGATTACTTTAGCAATAAGGCTGTTCCGCGTTATGTTGTCACCCTTAAGGGGGCCAAGCTTTCTGCAGACGCAGAAGATAAGATGTTTAGATTCTTGCAGACAAATCTTAAAGGACAGTCTCACCGCACACTCTACATTCCGCTACCTGGTGATAGCGACAGCAACAAGGTAGAGTTCAAGATGGAGCCCATTGAAAACGGAGTACAGGAAGCATCCTTCCGCGAGTATTCGAGACAAAACAGAGATAATGTTTTGATGGCACATCAGGTTCCTCTATCTAAAATTGGAGGGGCAGATTCTTCTAACATTGCTGCTGCACTTGCACAAGATAGAACCTTTAAAGAGCAGGTAGCTAGGCCAGCACAAAAAAGCCTAGAGAAAATCATGAATAAGATTATTCGTGAAAAGACAGACATCATCGATTTTAAGTTTAATGAGCTTACCCTAACAGACGAGATTGCACAGTCACAGATTCTTGAGCGTTATGTGAAGCATCAGATTATGCTTCCCAATGAGGCTCGAGAGGTCTTGGGTTTGCCACAAAGACAGGACGGAGATGTTCCTTTCTTAATGAGCCCAAGGCAAGCTACTGACGCTAGAGCAAACACCGCACAGAATCGTGAAAGGGATGCTGACAGATCTAATAATCAGTCTGATAGCCCATCCACAATTTCTGGCAGAAATGCTCAGGGTGAGGGCAGGTCAGCACAATAATTACAATTTGATAAACATTTTGTAAAAAGGTGCTATAATTAGGATAGTATGACTATGTTTAAAGCACATTGGGATACTGAAGGTGACAGTGTTCGCCTTTCAATGCCCTTTACGAAAGTTGATGAAGAGAGGCGTATCGTCTCTGGTTTTGCTACGCTCGATAACGTAGACAAGCAGAACGACATCGTCACTCAGGAGGCCTCTATGAAGGCCTTTGACAAGTTCCGCGGTAACATTCGTGAAATGCACCAACCAACAGCAGTTGGTAAAATGGTTAACTTCAAAGAAGATAAGTACTTCGATCCAGAGTCAAAAAAGTTTTATCGCGGCGTATATGTTTCGGCATATGTTTCTAAGGGTGCACAGGACACTTGGGAGAAAGTCCTAGATGGCACCCTTTCTGGTTTTTCAATCGGTGGAAAGATGAATGACTGGGATGACGCATATGACGAAAAGGCAGATTCACAGATCAGAGTCATCAAAGACTACGATCTAGTAGAGCTATCCCTGGTTGATTCCCCAGCAAATCAGTTTGCCAGCATCCTTTCTGTAGAAAAGGTTGACGGCGTTGATGTTCTCAAAGGCGAGGGCGTTGACACAGTTCTCGAAAATGTATTTTGGGATCAAGAAAGTGGCCTTGTAATGTTGTCAGAAAATGAGACTGAAGTTAGTCCAACTTCTGGCACACCAATGGCCAATATCGGCTTCGTTGAAAAAAGCGATGACGATAAGCAAGATATGGTAAAGCTCTTAATTGATAGTGCTAAAGGCATTAATACAGTTAAGATGAAAAAGGAGGTAAGTCCTATGACTGATGAAACCACTAACCTCGAAGAGGTTGTAGAATCAGAAGAGGTCGCTCCAGAGGCAGATGCCGCAGCTGAAAGCGTTGAGGTTGCCGAGGAAGCCAAGGCAGATGATACTGCTGAGGTCGAGAAGGCAGACGATGCTGAAGCAGAGGTCGAAGTTGAAAAAGCTGAGACCACTGAGGCCGAAGAAGTCGAAAAGACTGACGAGGTCATCGAAGAGGCTGCTGAGGTATCGAAGTCAGATGACGAAGCTGTAGATGCAGTTGCCGACATCAAGGATACTATTACATCAGCCTTTAGCGATCTTGCAGAAACCGTAAAAGCCCTACACGGCGAGGTTGATGCACTAAAGAAATCAATTGCTGGTGTTTCAGAAGAAGTCGCTGCGACAAAGCAGGAAGTCTCTGAAGCAAAGGGCCAGTTTGATGAATTTGGAAAGCGTGTTGACGCAGTTGAGCAAGACACAGCTTTTCGCAAATCTGGCGATCTAGGCGAGATCGTGCAGGATCAACCAGAAATGGTTGAAAAATCCCTATGGGGCGGTCGTTTCCTCAAAACTGCCGACTTATTTAGATAAGTA